CGCGGCAAGTTTATCCGCATGAGCCAATCCGTTAGCGGATAAATTAACAACGAACCCTTCACTATTCGCGGCGGCAATTGCTTTCCTATTACTTGCAACCGGTCCGCTCTGCTCATCCAACACCGGTTTGTGTGTGTAAGTAAACCCACGCCGTCCGCGATTTGCGCGCGCGAGCTTACCAAGTAACGCGCCATTAACGTGGTTATTGTCACCAGGAAGATCCCCGACTTGGTTATGCCGCCATACTTGACCAGCGGGCAATCCGGCGATGGCATCGCATAATCCTTCGAATGTCGTGCCACGATCTGCGCGGTCGACCGAGGACCAGTGCCAAGACAACGGTCCGCCCTCGCCATAGCAACCTTTCCCGCCATTCGACTTTTTAAGCGGGCACGCGTCAGGACAAGTACTGCGCCCGCTTGTGGAAACGGGAATCGGTCCCGTCTTCACATTGGATGATGATAAGGTTAAGTGAACCAACGGCGGCGCGTCATTAAAACCGACAATGCGAGGAGCGATCATGATAACCTCGCGGTGATAATAATAGGCGCGGATAGTTTGGGGTTGGTTGACCAAGCACCGGCAATCCATTCCCTAACTTTCTCAGCATGATACGGCGTAGTAAATTCAAACAACCAATTCTCAACACTCGAACCAATATGGATGCGCCCGAAACTATTCGACGCGATAACTTCTCCGGTTGACCAATCGCAAATTTCAATTTTTACCGAGTTTTTGGTTGCCTTGGCGCGGATAATACCGCCAACGCATTCTTCACCTATCTTCCACGTTTTAGTGCGGCAACCTTGACCCCTTGCCGCTTGGGCGTTGTGTGTTGTTTCATTCATGCGTTGAATATCGCCAACTGATTGCATCATGTCAACTATTATTATTTATTTATTTTTATGATAAGATAAGGCATGGACGAATTGCCAGCAGATAAGGCTAAAAACGGCCGCCCCACGGCGTATTGCGATGAAATAGCTAACAAAATAATTGACGCGGTGCGGTCAGGATTGACCATGGAACGCGCGGCTGAATTGGTAGGAATGAATCCAAACACGATTCAAGGGTGGACGAATAAGCGCCCAACGTTCGGACGTGCAATAAAAAAAGCCCGCCGCGAGCATGAAGTTTCCCTACTAAGATCCATCGAACTTGCGGGGGAAAAGAGTTGGCAAGCCCGCGCATGGTTGGCTGAAAGGGTCCACGGGTATTCTCAGCCTAGTGCACGATTGCAAGTATCTGGTAGCGTGGATCATAATGCAGGCGCAGGCTTTGCTCAACTCCTCGCTGGCCTAGCATCACGCCGAGCAGAAAAGAAAGCGCAAGTTATTGAGTGCCAGGATGTTAAGGCATTGGAAGAACCCAAAAGTAAATACAATAGTTATTGTGCGACAGATGACATACAAACTATTGTAACACCAACACCTGGCCAAAATGAAAAGGCAGTCGGCAAAGCACGCCATGTTAGAATGAAACGCCGAAAACCTAGGAAATCTATGGGGGATACCACCACGCCCCCCGCCCAGCCCCCAGCCCCGTTTGAAACGCATAATACCCCCCTAAGTAATTCTGGCTCAAAATAAAAAGAGGTCTATGGCAAAGCGAATCCCCAAGTCTGCCCAAAAGACTCCAGATGAGGTTATTGAAGACCTACTTCGCCCTGCGCCTTTCGCAGATAAAGTATTGGGACTCAACCTATATGACTGGCAAAAGAAGGTTCTTGCAGACTTAGAGCAGAGAGACTGCCGAGTCGCCCTGCGCGCTGCCAATGGTTCCGGCAAGACCAGCACAGTCATTTCGTCAATTTTGCTATGGCACGCACTCGTTTTTCAGCGTTCCATAGCTGTCACAACCGCCGGAGTTTTCCGCCAAGTCGAGAGCCAGCTTTGGCCTAGCCTTAGATCGCACATAGCGAAGCTAGGTGGCCCCTGGGAGGTCACATCCGGCGAGATCCGCTACCTGCACCCTAACGGCAACACATCGCGCATTATAGGCTATTCTGCTACCGATCCTGGTAGGGCTGAAGGTTGGCACGCGGAGAACCACGAAACTGCGCCCTTGCTCATGGTGGTAGACGAGGCCAAGACTGTGGCTGACCCGCTGTTTGAGGCTATCAGCCGGTGTCAACCTACCCGCTTATTGATTGCCAGCAGCCCAGGCGGGTCCAGCGGCGCGTTCTACCGCGCCTTCACCAAAGAGGCTAATATGTGGCAGAAACACGCCGTTACGGCGTTTGACTGCCCCCATATCACTCAGGCGCAGATAGACGAGGTGGTGCAGAGGTATGGCGAGAAGCACCCGCTGACTAGATCCATGATCTATGGCGAGTTTGTTGACATAGGCAGCGAAAGCCTGATTATTAACCTAAACCAGATCCAGAACTGCTATAACACTCCACCTCAGTTTAAGCCTGGGGTAAGGGTGGCAGGGGTAGACTTTGCCGCCGGTGGCGATGCCAACGTACTCTGTATTAGGGATGGTAATAAGGTGTTACCCATGATCGCATGGCGCGAAAGGGATACGATGGCGGCTGTAGGTAGGTTTATAGTTGAGTTTAAGAAGGCGGGGCTTGAACCTAACAACATCTACGCTGACGCAAGCGGGTTAGGCATGGTCATGTGCGATGCCCTAGCCGAATCAGGCTGGCAGGTCAACCGCGTCAACTTTGGTGCGGCTGCATACGACAATGATGCCTATACCAACCGCTCTGCCGAGATGTGGTATGGCATGGCCAAGAAGATTGAGGATGCAGAGATCATTTTACCTGACGACGACGACCTGACAGCGCAGCTTACCTGTCGTAGGTCGATAACCAACAGCAAGGGAAAGCTTGGGGTGGAATCCAAGGATTCGATGCGCGCAAGGGGATTAGCCTCACCAGACAGAGCCGATGCGCTTGCCCTGTGCCTTGATGGTGGTAGTATGAGATGGGATTTGACTTTTCCCGTTGAGAAGCCAACGTGGAAGTCGCTTCTTGCCATGATCGAGACACACGATCCGGTTATGGCGGGATTTGACCCAGGAGGTTAATTATGAACGTATGGAATTGGATTACTTCTAACTGGACCGAGATTGTCGCCGCTGTTGGCGGCGTTGTCTTGGCCGCTCGAATCATTGTGAAACTTACCCCTACACCCGCTGATGACAGCTTCCTAGAAAAGGTTGTCAACTTCCTAAAGGGTGTCGGGCTGAACATCAAATAAGTAATAGTGATCGGTGCGATCCTTCAAATCATCGCATCGATTTTGCGCCTCATTCCTGGCTGGCGGGAAAAGCGCATTGACCAGATTGAGGGTGAATGGCGGCACAATCATACCGCCATTGATGACGATCTTGGTCCTAAACCTTGGTGGGTGCGCTACAACGACACCATCAACGAGGACAAGCGGAGCGGTAAGTGATTTGATGTCGGATGAGAATTATGCCGAAGTACGCAATAGCACAACTGGGGTCAAGGCTTGGGCAAGAAAAGCTTTACATTACGTCAACGATCTGTCATACGAACTAAAGCGGGAGCGCGAAAAATAATGGCTGATAACAATCCACGGGCAACGTATTATCAAAGAATCCTAGAGGCGTTAAACCAGCGGGAAAGCTGGGAGAACCGCCAGCGGTTGTTTTACCAGGCCCGTTACTTTGGTGTTCGCCGCAAGATCAAGCCTTGGCCTACTGCCGCCGATCTTCACGTTCAGTTGATTGATACTGCCATTGAGAAGCTCAAACCCAGCTTCGTTAACAGCGCAATCGGAAACGACATCCTTTCCAGCTTTGTCCCCATGCGCCAGCAGTTGACTCCGATTACGGTTTCAGCCGAGCGTTGGTTTGATTACAACATGCGGGAGAAAACCAATTTCCAGAAAGAGATTGTTTCAGTCATCGACAACATTCTGCTCTATGGCCGTGGCGTTGCCAAGGTAATCTGGGATGAGGACAAGAAGCAGATTCGGTTTGACGCGATTGACCCTTTTCATATCATCGTTCCTTCCTATACCAAGGAGTTCAAAGATGCGGATTTCATCGTACACATCATCTCAACTAGTGTCGACTCCTATAAGGCAAATCCCGCTTACAAGCAGGACGAGGAACTCATCAAGATCATTTCTGGTAAACCCTCCAAATCGGTGGGCTTACGAAGTGAAATTCAGGATGAGATTTATCGACGGGAAGGAATTACTCAGGAAGGCGAGAATGATCGCATCATTCTTTGGGAAATGTATACGCCGACCAAGGACGGGTGGAAGGTAGAGACCTACAGCCCGCTCCAGATCCAGACCGACATCCGCAAGACTTTCATTTTGCCGTACAACCACGGCGAACCACCCTTTGTTGATTTCCCCTATGAGGTCACAGGGGGCGGTTGGTATAGCCCAAGAGGAGTGGCGGAAATCCTACTCCCAGGCGAGAACCTGCTGAATAAACTAAAGAACAGCCTCTCGGACTATGTGGAGCTTGCCAACCGACCCGTTTTCGAAGCACAGAACCCGATCTCGCTGAACACGGCGAATTTGAAGATGCAACCTGGGCAGATCCTGCCACAGGGTCTAAAACCGGTTCAATTCAGCCAACCTCCATTCGACTTCCAGCGTTTGATGCTGGAGGAGCGCATGCTTGCCGAACAGCGCATGGGTCAGTTCGACATGAGCGCGGCTGGTCAGTATTCTGGAGCAGACCGCAAGACTGCCACCGAGGTGCAGGCCATTCAGGGTCAGGCGGCAGCTTCTGGCGATTTGAGGAACCGAATCTTCCGCATGAGCTTGGCGCATTTGTTCAAGCAGTGCTGGTCGCTTTACACGCAGTACAACAAGAAAGACTTGATGTATCGCTATGCGGAGGAAACTGGGCAGATGGTACCGGAAGGTATCCATGCCGAGTATTCCATCGAGCCAAAGGGTGGATTGGACTTTATCAATCGCCAATTTGCATTGCAGAAATCGGTTGCTCGGATGCAGATGTTCCAGAACAATCCATTCGTCAATCAGGGCGAGTTAGTCAAGTCGGTGCTAGAGCAGGACGATCCTTCGTTGGTCCGACGGTTGTTTCAAGATCCTCAAGCCGCATCAGGCGATCAGGCAGAGGATCAGGCAACCGAGATTGCGACCATGCTTGCCACAGGATTCCCTGTTGCCATTAAGCCTTCAGATGACCACAAGGCGCATATCTCTGTATTGTTTGCCTTTAATCAAGCGGCACAAGCCCGCCAGCAGCCTGTAGACCAGGCAGCCATGCAGGTGCTTATGCAACACCTCCAGCAGCATTTGGCTGCGTTGGAGAAGATCGACCCCAACACATCCCGCGCTATTCAAAAACAGCTTCGTGATGCGGCTAAAGCCACCATGCAACAGCAGGCTCAACAACTGCCTCCTGGTGCCATGCAAGGGCAAGCACCCGCACCGATGCCTGCTTGAAGGTTCCCGTAATGCGGGATGCCTTCCAGGCGGAAGGCTTAAAACATCTTTGCGAATGGGCTAACCAGCAGGGTGCTGTTGGCAAAGCGGTTGAGATTGGGTCGTATAGTGGCGAGGGAACGGTTGTAATTGCCAAGCATTTTAAGGAAGTATTGGCCGTAGACCCTTGGTTAAACGGATACGATATTCACGATAGGGCAAGCCAGCAATGCCCGATGAAATTTGTTTTTGAGGCATTTCAGGAACGCACCACTCCGCTGGGCAATGTTTTCTATAGCCGTGGGAAAAGCCTTGACGCATTACAGCATGTTAGAGATAGTGATTTAGATTTTATTTATGTGGACGGCGATCATAGGTACGAAGCGGTCTTGGCTGACATCAAAGGTTGGATGCCGAAGCTTCGTGATGGAGCGGTCCTTGCTGGACACGATTGGAGTTTCAAGGATGTACAAAAGGCTATACACGAGACGCTTACAGGTAAGGAAGCCATACTTTTCCAGGGTGATTCTTGGGCGGTAAAGCTATGAGACACAAGCGCGGGGATATTAATATTAATAAAGAATTATTTTGGTCATACAAAAATGGCAAAGAAATATGGCTTACAAAAGAAAAATTTATTCAAAGAAACATTAAAAAGCTTGAATGGCAAAGAAAAAATATAAATCACGAAGAAAATAGAAAAAATGTTAAAGAATGGACTGAAAAAAATTATGCAAGAAAGCTTGCTAGA